CTGTGAGGCGGTTGCCTTTAGACTTTTTCATCCCCCCTACCCCTTGGCGCGTGATAGATATATCGCAGAGTGTGTAGAGGAGCTGGTCGGAGATCCGAGAGAGGATCGTCAGTGTCTGGGGAAGTGCTAGACGCGGAGCTTGCTGCGGAGGAGTACTACCGCCATCATCACGGAGTAGCAGTCTACACACTCTATGGAGAGACGCTTGAGGCGCAGATAGCCGCCTTTTTTGGCTAGAGGGGGTGGTGGGGTAAGTATTTTTACTGGTTGTTTTTTTTGATAAAGCTGATAGACTTTTTACGCTGATAATATCTGTAAGGAACACTTCCACAAGATGTGGGAGATTTTTTATATGGAGGGGAGATTTTGCCTTATAAGCTGAGATCGGATAAAAGCTCCACCGTGGGGAGAAAAAAACTTCTAGAAAAAGAGTATAACCGCTGTCGTCCAGAGCGGCATAAGATATATAGTACAGCACGCTGGCAAAGAGTAAGAGAGTATAAAAAAAAGCGGAATCCTTTGTGTGAGGAGTGTGCTAGACAAGGGCGTATAACCCCGATGGCACTCGTAGATCATATCGTGCCGATAGAAGAGGGGGGCGCGGTTTTTGACATGGAAAATCTCCAGTCTTTATGCGCCGCTTGTCATAACAAAAAGCACGGTGGGGGGTGATTTTTTGGCTTTTAGAGGAAGAAAACCGACCCCGAGAAAAATCTTAGAGCTCGGGGGGAGGGTACATAAAAAAAAAGAGGAGATAGTTGATTTTGGGGAAATGGCTGAGACTGATATAGATAAAAAAATTTTTGAAAATCTGCCTTTCGGGGCAGCGGAGCGAGCTAAAAAAACACTAAACCTTTTAATGGAACAGGGCGTCTTAAACCCTTGCGACGCCGAACCTTTTGCGCGGTATGTACAGCATGTGAGACTAGCATATGAAGCTGATGAAATCCTCCAGAGCGAGGGATTGCTTTATCCTGATAAAAACGGCTTTTTACATAAGCACCCTGCGATACAGATACACAGGGATAACTCACTGGCGGCACTGAGATACGAAGAGCAGTTTGGGCTTACTCCGTCTGCGAGAATGCGACTTCGTGGTGCAGGGGAGATAGAAAAAGACAGAGAGGCGGCAGCTTTCGATGACTTTATCGACTCCGCTGAAGAATAGCTCCGCCGTAGCTAAGCAGTATATAAAAGACGTTTTAGACGGGGAAATCACGGCTTGCCGATGGGTAAGACTTTTTTGTGAAAGACATGAAAGGGATTTACGGACGGGCGGATCGAGAGGACTTTTCTTTGATGAGACCGCCGGAGCAAGAATCTTGAGATTTTTTGATTTTCTGAAGCACTCCATAGGCGAGTTTGCAGGTCAGCGTTTCATTTTATCTCCATGGCAGCAGGCTTATCTATGGGTACTTTTTGGCTGGAAAAAAGCTGATACAGGGGTCAGGAGATTTAGGACTTCCTATCTAGAAATTTCCAGAAAAAACGGGAAAAGCACGATGTCTGCCGGAGTTGCGCTTTATCTTTTAGAAGCAGACGGGGAGCAAGGCGCGCAAGTTTACAGCGCGGCGACAAAACGCGACCAAGCAAAGCTGGTACATGGAGAAGCGGTTCGTATGGTACGTGCTTCTAAGCCGCTTTCAGCTCATATCACACTCAGAGCTGATAATATTTTTGACCTGAAAAAAAATAGTAAGTTTGAGCCTTTATCTAGTGACTACAACAGCTTAGACGGTCTAAATATTTCTGGGGCGATTGTAGACGAGCTTCACGCGCATAAGACGCGTGATTTGTGGGACGTCCTCGAAACCGCGACTGGCTCGAGGCGTCAACCTTTGATGTTTGCTATCACTACCGCCGGCGTATCTCGTGAGAGCATATGCAGGGAGCAGCATGATTATCTAGTGAAAGTGCTTGAGGGCACGGTAGAAGATGATAGCTATTGTGGCATAATTTTTACCCTTGATGATGGTGATGATTATACCGATGAAAAGCTGTGGATAAAAGCTAATCCCAATCTCGGCGTATCGGTAAAAATCGATGATTTACAAAGAAAGCTGAAAAAGGCGCGTGAAATGCCAGCTGCACTGAATGCTTTTTTACGACTACACTTAAACATTTGGACTCAGGCTCAAGACCGCTGGATAAATCCAGACGCGTGGTCTTTATGTGGGGGACGAACGCCGATAGAAGAGCTCAAAAACGAGATTTGCTATGCAGGCTTAGATTTATCGACTATAAACGACTTAACCGCGCTTGTGCTGAAGTTTCCGAGGACGGGCGATGTTCTTTGCTGGTTTTGGATACCCGAAGATAACATGACGGCGCGTGAAAGACGTGATCATGTCCCCTTTTCAGCGTGGGTACGTCAGGGATATGTAGAGGCAACGCCGGGGAACGTGATAGACTATGACTATATCAAAGAGAGAATCAGGAAAATTGCGCAAGAGTTTACAGGTCTGAAAGATATAGGCTTTGATCCGTACATGGCAACGCAAATAGCACTTCAGCTTCAAGATGAAGGTTTTAAGATGGTTCCCGTCCGGCAAGGCTGGATCACTTTAAGCCCTGCGCTGAAAGAGCTTGAGCGCGAGTATCTCGGGCGCGAGTTAAAGCATGGCGGGAACCCTGTGCTTTCATGGATGGCGTCAAATCTCGTAGTAAAAAAGGATACTGCCGAAAACTATGTGCCGGATAAAGCGCGGAGCATAGATAGGATAGACGGTATAGTCGCGCTATGTGTCGCGCTATCAAGGCAGATAAACTCACAGGAAGTTTCAAGCATATATGAAACGAGAGGACTTTTAACAATCTAAAAAAAAGGAGTGAGGAAAATAAAAAAGATCCGACATAAAAAGCAAGCGGACGCTGCACAAGCTTCAGTTGAGGCACTGAGTCAAGTTTTGACGGGGTCATATGGGGTAAAAGCGGCAGGAGTGTATGTTTCACCGACCACGGCACTACAGTGCAGCGCGGTTTTTGCGTGTGTAGGGCTTTTAGCTGAAAGCATAGCGCAGCTTCCTATAAAAACGTATAGATATGACGGGGATAAAAGAGTAGCGGATAAAGATCACTGGGTCTATGACCTTTTAGCCCGTAAGCCCTGTTCTTGGCTGACTTCCTTTAACTGGCGCGAACTTGCTATGATGTGCTTATGTCTGCGAGGCGACTTTTATGCTTATAAGGTTCGCGATAACTCGGGGCGAGTTCGGGAACTTTTACCCTTACTACCGGGGGCGATTGCCGTACGACAGCTTAGCAACTGGGAGCTCGAGTACATGGTAACTTTTTCTGATGGAACTACTGAAACTGTTCCGCAATCAGAGGTTTTCCACGTCATGTACAGGACGGTTGACGGTGTGAGGGGACTTTCTCCGATAGCTTGTGCAAGACAAACAATCGGGTTAGCACTGGCAGCACAAGACCATGGGGCGTCAACGTTTATGAACGGGGCAAAACCCGGCGGTATTTTAAGTTTGCCGAGTGTGCTTTCCAAGGAAGCACTTGAGCGATTGAAGTCTGACTGGCAAAGCGCGTACAGCGGCGAAAATGCAGGTGCAACTGCTGTCTTAGAGCAGGGCATAGAGTTTAAGCCTTTATCCATGACAAATGCAGACGCTCAATATCTTGAAACTCGCAAATTTCAGGTAGAAGAAATCGCGCGAATTTTTGGTATCCCCCAATTTATGATCCAAAATCAAGAAAAAACGTCTAGCTGGGGTTCAGGTATAGAGCAAATGTCAATGGGGTACGTAAGATACACGCTTCTCCCGTGGGTAAAACGGTGGGAGAATGCGATATGGAAAGACCTTTTGAGCGAGAGCGACCCAGATGTCCAAGTGAGGTTCAACCTCGAGGGGCTACAGCGCGGCGCGACAGATACGCGATTTAACGCCTATCAGAAAGGCATTGACATGGGCGTATATTCCCCGAACGAAATAAGGGAATTAGAAGACATGAATCCTCGCGAGGGCGGCGATATTTATTTAACGCCTCTAAATATGCGAGTACAAGGAGATGGCATGATTGACGATACAGACCAAGCAGCAAATTAGGGATTTTACCCTTGACATAAAAGAGATCACGGAGGCTGGACGTTTCAGCGGCTATGCTTCCGTTTTTGATGTCATTGATTATTATGATGATATTATTCTGCGAGGGGCTTTTGCGAAAAGCATATCCGAAAAAATACCTGCTATGCTATGGCAGCATGAAAGTACAGAGCCTATCGGCATATATGAAAGCATAAGAGAAGATGATATAGGACTTTGGATCGAAGGACGCTTGCTCCTCGACTTAGAAAAAGCCAAAGAAGCATATATTCTCTTAAAAAATCAGGCTATACGTGGGCTATCGATAGGTTTTATTCCCACTTTATGGGAATGGGAAAATCGAGAAAATCGGCGTATACGCATTTTGAAAGAAATTGATTTGTGGGAAATCTCGCTTGTTACATTTCCAGCTAACCCGAAAGCATTAGTAGATGATGTGAAAAGCGTGAAATCACTCCGCGAAGTTGAAGATATTCTGCGCGACGCAGGATTTTCACGAAATGACGCGAAGGCTTTAATAGCAGCTTGCAAAACCGCTCAGCGAGAGGTTGAGACGGAAAATGAAGAAATCAAAGCTGCACAAAAACTCTTAAATCTTATGAAAGGAACTGAAGAATAGTATGTCGGAAATGAAAGAAATTTTAGACCAGTACGGCGAGGCTTTTGAAGAATATAAGAAAGTTAATGACGCGCGTTATGAGGAGTTGAAAAAGGGAACGGGCAAGGGCGCGGAGTTAGAAGAAAAACTCGCCCGTGTTGAAGCTGACTTGCAGAAAAAGGAGCAGCAGCTGAGCGACCTCGAAGCAAAAATGAATCGTCCCAGCTTCACAGGCAAAACGGTTGACGATCCTATAAAGGCGGAGCATAAAAAAGCATTTGACGCTTTTATTCGTAAGGGAATTGATACTGGATTAGCGGATATTCAGACAAAAGCGGTTCAGATTGGCGTTGACGCTGACGGTGGGTACGCAGTACCTGAAGAAATGAGCCGTGAAATTTATCGTATGATAGACGCTGACAGTCCTATGAGGTCGGTTTGCGGAGTGCGCCTTGTCGGAACAGAAGATATAAAGCAGCTTGTTGATGTTGGCGGTTTAACTTCGGGCTGGGTAGCTGAAGCTGCCACGCGTCCTGTTACAAACTCGCCTCAGCTTGCACAGGTAACGCCGACTTTCGGGGAAATCTACGCCATGCCAGCGGCAACTCAGAAAGCCATTGATGATATTTTCTTTGATGTTGAAGCATGGCTGGTAAATAGCGTCGCCTCAAAATTTGCGAAAGAAGAAAATGCGGCATTTACAACTGGGGACGGGACAAACAAGCCCAAAGGACTTTTAGCTGCAACTATGGCAACCACTGGCGATGATACTCGAGTCTTTGGGACTTTCCAGTATTTAGCAACAGGTGTAGCGGCAGGAATGCCTACGACTAATCCGGCTGACTTACTTATTGATCTTGTTAGCGCGTTAAAGACTCGCTATTATCGCAATGCCCGTTTCATGATGAACCGCCAGACTTTGGCGACAATCAGAAAATGGAAGGATAATCAGAATAACTACTTGTGGCAGCCTGGGCTCCAGAGCGGAGAACCTAACTCGATTTTAGGATTCCCCTACACATACAATGACGATATGCCTGGTATCGGAGCTAATGCGCTTTGCGTGGCATTCGGAGATTTCCGCGAGGCGTATATAATCCTTGATCGTACGGGCATAAGACTTTTGCGCGATCCGTACACTAATAAGCCTTATGTGAACTTTTACATAACAAAACGTGTCGGCAATATGATTTTGAACTCCGAGGCAGTAAAGTTATAGGTACTGACCACGTGGACTTAATACTAACCGATCCGCCATACGGCATGAAAGTACAGAGCTCTGACGGCAGAATCGGCGGCAGCGGCAGCGTTAAAACCTTGACCCCAATTAGAAAAGAGAGGTTTTATGAAAGTACTAAATATCCCTTAATGATTGGCGATGATACGTCTGAAACGGCTAAAAAGTTCTATGAAATAGGGAAAAACATAACAAAAAATCTTATCTTTTGGGGCGGTCAGTATTTCGCGGACTTTTTGCCAGTCAGCGGCGGCTGGATTTTCTGGGATAATGAAAATCCTTGAGGATTTCACGAAAGTGGAAGATGTGGTATTAGACTGTTTCGGCGGTTCAGGAACAACGCTGATAGCCTGCAACGAGACGGGGCGAAAATGTCTGATGATGGAAATATCCCCCGAATATTGCGATATTATTATTAACCGCTACGAAAAGTTAATAGGAATGAAAGCAGTGGAAATTGATGAAAATTGAGATAACTAAGCCATTCACATATTATATTGACGGTTATAAACGGCGAGATTTTGAGATCGGAGAATATGATGATGTTCCGCAGGATTGCGCGGCATTTGCAATTCAAGCCGGATACACGAAACGCGAGGTGAAAGTACGTGGCGTTAGAAGAACCCGTGACGCTGGCGGAAGCCAAGAAACAGTGCCGAGTTGAGTTTGATACGGACGATGATTTAATCAGCGCGTACATAACAGCGGCGCGAGAATGGGCGGAAGGTTTTTTAGGTTTTTCTCTGATGCGTGAAACGGCAGATGACACGCCAGTTGAGCCGGATACGGAGACACCTGACACGGGAGGTAGTAATGATGATCCTGATCCTGATAGTGGGGATCTTTCAGATAATTCAGAAGTCCCTGATACCACCGATACTAATAATAATGAAAATACCGATGGCGAACCCCAATCAGGGGATAATCCTGAACCTGAACCCGACCCTGAACCGATAGAGATAAAACAGATTTATAGACAAGCAATTCTTTTAGTCGTTGCTTTTTGGTATGCCAACAGAGAAAATGCTTCTGTATCTGACTTAAAACAAATTCCTCTCGGGGCAAAGGATCTCTTATGGCTTGATCGAAAAGTCCCCGTATAAAGGAGTGTGAGAAAAATGGCATTGCCCAAAGGAGCAGGAGCTCTTAATCAACGCATTTCGATTTCACGTTTTAAGAAAACGCGAGATAGTCTGGGCGGTTTCTCGCAGATAGAAGAACCCGTAGGGTCATGTTTTGCTCAAGTAAATGTAGTACAGGCAAAAGATAATGTGATAGCTGATCAGCAACGCGATTTAAGGACGCATGAAATCATCATAAGGGCTGGCACGATCGAGGTTAAACAGGGAGATATAGTTTCATGGTACGGAATTAATCTTGATGTACGAACAACACGCCCTGTGGCGCATTGGCTAATCTTGGATTGTGTAACAAGGACGGTGTGAAAAATGCCGAATGTTTTTATCAATGCCCGTTTGGAAAACGGACAAACAGTGATAGAAAAACTACGAGAATTAGCCGATGGCGAAATTAACGATCGCGTTTACAAAACCTTACTCCAAGGCAGTGAAATTGTTGCTGCCGAAGCAAGACGCCGTGCGCCAGTTGGTACAAGACCTTCGCGCAAAGGCGTTTCAACAGGGCGTTTAAGTCTGCCCAGCCTTTTTTGAACCCAGCACTTGAAGCTAAATCTAGTGAGGTTATGAACCTTGTTGTAGATGAACTTAACAAAATCTGCAGGGAAGTGGAATAATGTGTTATGAAACTTGAAGATTTATACGCGGATATATACGCGCGGCTTTCAGATAATGAGGAGTTGAGCGCGTTAATCGGTGAGAATAGGATATTTGATTATCTTCCAGATGAAAGCGTCCCCAGTCCTTATATTGTGATAGGCGATACAAACGAAGTAGAAGGGCGTTTGCTAAATGATGATGAAAGAAAAGTTTTTGTCCGGCTCCATGTATGGAGTTCCTATGCAGGACGGAAAGAAACAATCGATATTAGCCGTGAAGTAGAAAAAATCCTATCACAGGATACGAACCTTTATATTTACGAAAGTTTGCAAATATTGCACGATGACGAACAATGGGTACACGGGATTTTAGTTTTTAGAACATATATAGAGAAAGGATAGTGTGTTAGATATGGCAAAAATAGCTTCAAAAAATTCACAGGTTTTAGTGAGTGTAGGAACTACACCGACAGCTTTAACGAATGCTCGCGACTGGTCTATCGAAACGTCAAGGAATACGATTGATGTTTCTACGATAGGGACTGAGTGGAAAGAGTTTTTATCAGGACAGATCACAGCTACGGGTAGTTGCAATTTGCTTTTTGATCCCGAAGATACGGCGGCGGAAGCAGCTGTTGAGAGCGCAATGTGGGGGGGAACGCCCTTAACTTTTTATGTCCGTCCTGAAGGGTCTACCGTGGGGAAAGTACAGTATACTTTCTCGGCGATGGTTACGGGTTGGAATTTAAGTGCCGCCACAGAGGACGCAATTGTAGTTGCTGTATCTTTTCAGGGTACGGGAGCAATCACGAAAGGGACGGTATCTGAATAATGAGAATTATAAAAATCGGCAACGAGGAATTTCAGCTTCATTACGGGCAGAACTCCATATGCGCTTTAGAAGATGAACTCAATGAAAGCATTAGTGAAATTTTTGCGCGTTTGGGCAAAAACAAAGTCAAATTCAAAGATTTTAGGACTATCCTTTGGGCAGGACTTTTATACGGACGCAGAACATTAACGCCGGAAGCAGTCGGAGATATGTGCGATAAAGCAAAAGTTAAAATAACTGATTTAATTCCCGAATGCGTTGCTGAACTGAATGAGAGTTTTGCAAGTTTCCTTTCTGAAACCGCGCCGGAGGAAGCTGACTCAAAAAACTAATAAAAACAAAGTCCCAGCGTATGAAAGAACGGAAACAACTGTATCTTACTGCACTGGGACTTTTGAATTTACGGCGCGAGGATTTATGGACAATCACTCATGGTGAATTGTCTGACATGATAGAAGCATACCGTTATCGCAGGTTTTGTGAACGGCAGGAACAAGCTATTCATACAACAGCATTGATGAATATGTGGGTTAAGCACAAAATTTCAGTGCAGGATTTTACCGGCATATGGAAAGACGGGCGCGTTCTATCAAAAGAACAATATTTAGAAGAATGGAAAAACGAATATAAACGGCGGAAAGGACGGTGATATGACAAATGGCAAAATTTAATGGCAGAATGCAAATTTCAATCGGCGCAAATACGACAGCCGCAGAGAAAGCCCTGCGAGGTCTCAGTAAAGAAATCTCGAACTTCGGGAAAAAATTGACCGTGATAGGCAAGGGATTTAGCGTAGCAATTACAGCTCCTTTAACCGCATGGGGAACAGCTGCCACAGTTGCCGCTGGGAAGGTTAAGGGAGCGTTAAATGAAATTGTCGTGGCGTCTGGTGCAACTGGTACAGCTCTCCGAGAAATACAAGCAGATTTTAGAGCTGTAGCAGCGCAAGTTCCGAATGATATGAGTGAAACGGGACGGGCTATAGGAAGCATTCATGCTCTTTTAGGCGCAACGGGGACTGATCTGCAGACATTCGCAAAAAGTATGCTTGATATGTCGCGCATAACCAAAAGTGATTTGACCCCGACATTAAGGAGCGTCACGCAAGTTATGAACGGCTGGGGACTGGATGTGTCTCAGGGGACTCAGTTTTTAGATAAGCTGGTGTATACAAGCCAAAAGACGGGCGCTTCAATAAATGATTTGACGAATTGGCTTGGCGGCTCGGCAAACACATTCAAGGCATACAACTTTTCTATTGACGAAGCACTAGCAATGCTGGGTTCTTTTGAAAAAGCTGGCGTAGAGACAGAAAAAGTTATCACTGGGCTAGACCGCTCCTTGGGCAACTTGGCAGACGCTAATATCAAAGACTTGGCAGGCGGATTCCGTGATTTTATTGATTCAATCAAAAACGCTCCCAATGATACGGAAGGATTAAGAATAACGGCTGCACTTTTTGGGAAAATATCCGATGTTCCCTTGATGAATGCTATACGTTCGGGCGGTTTTGATTTTGATGATTTTGCTTCTCAAATTGCGGGGGCGGCTGGCACTCTAAGCGAGCTCAATGCTGAAACTGAGAGTTTCTCGGTACAGCTGGAAAGGTTAAAGAACCGCGTAACGCTTGCTCTCGAACCGTTAGGGACGCAGATACTCAGAATTGCCGGAGAGTATATGCCAGCTTTGACTGACGCCACGGGGAAGCTAAACATAACTTTTTCGGATACAACCGTTAAAATCGCCATGATAGCAGCGGCTATCGGACCAGTCATTCTTGCCCTCGGAGCTCTAACTGCAGCGGGATCTTCTCTGATTTCCGCCTTCAGCGTGCTTGCCGGATTGCTGGGAGGACCTGTGGGTTTAGTGGTTCTTTTGGGGGCTGCAGCGGCAGCACTCAGTACTTTTTATTTGAGTGAATTTGATACACGGAGTGAAACTCAAAAACTGCGTGATGAATTAGCTGGATTAAATAACAACCTGAGTGCGATAAGTACGGAGAACCTCCAAACTCAGTTATCCTCATTGCAGAGTATGCTGATAGAAACGCGCAAGCAAACACAAAAATTAAGTGCTGATTTAACCGCTCTCAATAATAAAGCGAGTACAAACAGACTCGGAATATTCGGCGGAGGAATGGCAAATGCAATAAAAGAAAGTGAATTGCTTGATAGCCAAGCATTAGAAAAAGAGCTTTCCACCAAGATTGAGCAAATTGACAGCGAATTAAAAAAACGCACAGAAGATTCTATCAACAGTACGGTTAATGCCATAACTCCCCGACCTATCGGCTCGAGTGGGGCAGTTGAAGCACTGTACACGAATAAAGGCGCAAAAAAGGCGGCAAGAGGCGGCGGTTCTACAAAATCTGCCCTTGATACCTTTGTTGAGAATGTACAAGACCGCATAAAATATCTTAATGAAGACGGGCTGAGCTTTATTGATACGATTAACTCCATGCAGGCGAAGTTAAAGCCTCTCTCCGCTGATTGGAAAAAGCTCGAGGATTTGCGAGTTGATATAGAAAAGGACGCATTCAATAAATCTATTCAGGATATACAAGATCGGATAAAATATCTTGATCAAGACGGAGCGGACTTTTTAAGCACACTTCAGACCATGGCACAAGGACTTGATCCATTAAGTGAAAAAGGGAAACGAGTTGCCGATGTCATAAATGCAGTAACGGACAACCTTTACCACGAAAAATGGAGCGCGTATGCTTGGGAATTTTCAGAAGGATTGCTCAATGCGTCTGAGTATGCTGATTTACTGCGTGGGGAATTATCGGAACTTACTGAAGGGACTGATAAATGGCGTGAGAAATTCTCAGCTTTGCAAGGAGTCGAGATTTCCGAAGTTTCAAGGACGATAGATAACCTTTCCGAACAACTCAGAAACGGAGAAATCCAAAATTCCGACTATGAAAGCGTTTTGCAGTCCATTATCGAGGAGTTCAAAGAATTTCCGCGCGTTGTGCAGATAGCGACTGAAGCTCTTGACGCTTTTCACAAACAAAGCGCGCAAGCCAGTTTAACTACGGGACAGCAGCTAAGCAACGCCTTACAAAACGTAACAAAAGACTTTAACGAGTTGCAGGGACAAGGAATTTTAAGTGTTGTCGACGGCTTCTTAAATGCAAGTATAAGCGGCGAGAATTTCGGAGAAAGTCTGAGAAAACTGGGAGAAGATATAGTTTTTACGACTCTAAAAATGCTGATATTATCGCAGCTTAGCAAATGGCTGGGGGGCGTTTTCAGTGCGCCGTTCGGTGGTACAGGTTCGCTTTTCGGGTTCGCAGATGGCGGTGTTTTTGAGAATGGAATAACTCCTTATGCCCGTGGCGGAATTGTACACCGTCCGACTATTTTCCCTATGGCTGACGGAATGGGGCTTATGGGGGAAGCTGGCGCGGAAGCTGTCATGCCATTAAAACGGGACAGTGCAGGACGTTTAGGCGTATCAGCGGAAGGCATAGGCGGTAATAACGCACCGACTGTTATTATCAACATGGAAAATCAGAGCGGAAATCAACTGACAGCGCAACAAGGCGGTGTATCATTTGATGAACGTTTTAACCGCGCTGTTGTACAAGTGATTCTGCGAGACCAAGCGACAAACGGTCCAATATCACGAAACTATAAAGGAGCAATGAGATAAGATAATGTGGCCTGATATACAGCTCCCTTCGGGGATAGAAGAAACAACGCCGGACGTGGCAATCCGTTCCGAATTTGACGATGGCTCAGTTCTTACTCGCCCTCGCTATTCGAGAATGCGCCGGACATGGTCTTTGACGTGGGCTAATCTCATTGGCGCGGATTATAGAACATTAAGGACTTTTTATGAAGTTCAAAAAGGCGGTTCGTTGTCTTTTACATGGAATAATCCATTAGAAAATCAAAATTTCATAGTACGTTTTAACGGCAACTTAACTGCAAAATACACCGATAGCGATTGTTGGAATATAACATTGAAAATAGAGGAGGTGTAACGCGCAAAAATGCTGACATTATCTCAGGCAGCTGTTATAGAGAAAAATAAATTAATCAGTGATAATGCATGGCTGATACTTTTAGAGATAACTATACCATCATCGCTGACGGGAAGTGAACCTATTATTTTAAGACTTGTTCGAAATACTGAAAGTATTATGTGGAATGGGCTGGAATGGACAGCATTCCCCTTTGAGATAGATCCGCCGAGACAAAGTGGGAACGGAGAATTACCTAATTTTACGATAAAAGTTTCGAATGTTACGAGGACAATAGAAGGTTATTTAGAGCAGGCCGGCGGCGGTGTAGGAGCGTCCGTACGAATTATGGTTGTTATGTCTCAACATCTCGATATATCGACTCCCGAATTAGAAGAAATTTTTAGTGTTCAGTCAGTCAATTATGATGAAAATTGGGTTAGTTTTATTTTAACTGGGGCGGTCAACCTATTTAAGCGCGTTCCTTTAAGGCGTTTTTTGAAGAATTTTTGCCCTTTTCAGTATAAAGGCCCTGAATGCAAATCAACAAGCGGCTATACCAGTTGTAATAAGAGTTTTGCTGACTGCAAACTGCGCGGGAATGTTTCACGGTTTGGTGGCGAGCCTGGAATACCGCAGGGAGGTTTATATGTACAAAGATAAAATCTTAGATTTAGTCGGTGTCCCCTTTAAGGACGGAGGACGCGACTTTAAGGAAGGGCTGGACTGCTGGGGACTGGTTCGTGAAATATATGCGCGTTTCGGATATGATTTTCCTGTTTATGAGATAAGCTGCTACGATAACGTTAATGTTACTCAGGAAATGGAAAATAACCGCGCATTTTGGGAAAAACACGAATATCCGAATATCCCTGTTCCTTGTGTAGTCGCTTTCAAAGTTAGTTCCCCAATGGTTAATCATGTGGGCGTTTATATCGGAGACGGGCAATTCATTCATACAAGAGAATTAACGGGGGCAGTAATTGAACGTCTTGATTCGCCTATGTGGCGGCATAGAACGGAGGGTTTTTATACACCATGTTGATAAACCTTGTTGTCCTTAAAAATCCATTTAACCTGCAGGAACGCGAAATTAAGAGGATTAATATATCAGCAGATGAAATGCCACTGCAGGATTTTCTCGAAACTTATGTGCCAGTTATGCCCCAAATGGAATATCACGCTTCTATAAACGGGCGTGTGTTTACGCCGGAAGAAATACCGCTCCATATGGTAAGACAATATGATAGCGTTGTAGTTTGTCCCGTGGTTAGCGGCGGCGGCGGTAGAGGCTCAAACCCCTTATCAATACTCGCTGGGCTTGCTCTTGCCGTTTTTAGTTTCGGTGTTGTATCTCCTTTTGTCTCAGGACTTTTTGGCGGAGGCATGGCAGGAAGTATAGCAGGGAGCATAGCAGCTGGCTTAACTCTTATGGTAGGCGGTCAATTAATCGGTAATGCTTTTTCTCCGTCTTTATCCTCTGAGAATAAAGAGATTAACGAAACCTCTTATGGTTGGGGCAGTTTACAGAATATTACGCAGCAAGGCGGCATTGTCCCTATCACATACGGAACTGTAAGAGTCGCAGGACAAATATTAGATCAGCGTGTAGACTATCAAGAAAACGGCGAAGAAGAAATTTTATACGTTCTTTTATCAGGTGGGGAAGGCGCGATTGACGCTATCACAGATATAAGGATTAATGACAATCCGATCGAAAACTACGATGACGCAACATACTATACGCGGTTAGGGGAAAATTCCCAAAGTGTGATCTCTGGGTTTGGCGTTACAAGTTCATCTCAGGCGGTAAACGTAACGCTAGAGAATGGAAGAATTGACGGAGAAATTGACCGTAACACCCCGGGGGATTGGCATATAGTAGAATTTGTCGGCGATGTCCCCGAACAGCTTATAGTAACTTTTAATTTTCCGCGAGGGTTATGTTTTTATGCTTCTGATTCCCCAGATCCGAAAGAAAACTGGGTAACCCGAGAAGTTCAAATTAGCTTCAAAACAAACGGCGTTTGGGGTGAGTGGGGACAAACATTTACTTATAAAACTGAAGGCGATGATACTACACCGTTCACAGTTCAAAACACATACACAGCAGCTTCAGATATGTGGAAATATTATGAGGCTGTTAGGGTTCGCGCTCGTGTAACGCAAAAAGATTTACACGAAAATAAACAAAATCAATGTATCGACACTATCGTTTGGCAGACATTAACGGGAGCAAATTTTAGCAACTTAACTCACCCTAATAAAACACTGGTAGCAGTGAAAATAAAAGCGACAAATCAGCTTAACGGCGGTATGCCTACTATCACGTGGAAACAAACGCGGAATAAAGTGCTTGTTTATCAAAATGGGGCATGGGTTGAGAAAAACGCGCAAAACCCAGCTTGGATAATCTATGATTTATGCGTACACGCGCGAGATCTTGACGGCGTGATTCACGTGTTCGGGGAAGATCCAGCGAGAATGGATTTTGCCGCTTTTAATGCTTGGGCTGAGTGGAATGACCGCACGCTAAATAACCGTCCGGCTCTCAGAATGAATTTGCTGGTAGATGAAAGCAAATCTCTTTTTGAATGGTGCAATGATATTGCCGCCAGTGCAAGAGGCGCGATAGTTCTTAAAGGGACTAAAATCAGCTGCATATTTGATAGACCGTCAGATCCAGTTCAGCTTTTCACAGTGGGCAATATCGTTTCAGGCTCTTTCAGCGGAGAATTTTTATCTATCGAAGAACGCGCTAATGCTGTTGAAATAGCTTATAACAACGAAGCTAATAACTTTGAACGCGAGCAAATAACGGTATATGCTGATAATTATAATAATAGCGATAGCCGATCTAATCCCGTATCTGTACAGCTGACCGGGATTACCGATTTTGAACGTGCATATCGCGAAGGCGTCTACAGGCTCAATCAAAACAAATACATTCTGCGAACGATTTCGTTTACGGCAGACGTAGACGCTATAGCGTGTCAAGTCGGCGATGTTATATTAGTTCAGCACGATATTCCGCAATGGGGACAGGGCGGACGTATAATGACCGTGTCGGGATCAGAACTAACACTTGATAATGAAATAACTTTTGACCCTGAAAAAGCCTACGTTATCATCATAAGGAAGCAGAATGACGAAAGGATTCAGCGTTATGTTTCGGGGACGGGGACAACTAACACAGTAACAATAATTGGTGGAGGGGATTTATCCGGCGTATCAGCTTATGATATTTTCACTATCGGGCAGGTAGATAAAGCTGCTAAACCGTTCAGGGTTCAGGAAATGTCTCGCTCCGGCGACTTACAAATAACGCTTACTTGCACGGAATATATCGCAGAAATCTATACGGAAGCTGATAATATCCCCGTTATTGATTATGTTGAGCGCAATAATGCCATTACAGGATTAGAGATTGTTTCGACTGGATATTACACTGCTTCAGGAGAATGGATTGCTGAAATCTGGGCATTTTGGAATTATATAGGCGAAAGACCAGCCTCGTATGACGTTCAATGGAGATATGACGGCGGCATATGGCAAACGCTGAGGAGCGTATCGGATACACGCGCTCAAGGAGAAACTAAAAATGCTAATACGACTTATGAAATAAGAGTTCGGGCTCAATATGTTTCGGGACTTCCGTGTGAGTGGAGCTACACGGCTAAGACAGGACTATCAATTGTCCCAGCGATACCGCCGAATGCCCCACAAAATTTAATCGTTCAAGGCTGGTGGGGATATGCTGAGCTAACATGGACTAATCCGCCTAATCCAGATTTTGACCACACCGAAATTTGGGAAGCTGACGGAAACGATTTAACAAAGGCCGTACATATCGGCAATACCTATGCAAATAACTACACAAGGCTTTTACAGTCCGGCGGAGATTTTTGGTATTGGGTACGCGCCGTTAATAAAACCGGTCTGAAATCAGATTTTAATGCGCTTAATGGCACGCCATGTACC